CTGCATCCATGCTGGCGGCCATCGAGCGCTTCCCAGACAACCCTGGCCGGGATCGCATCTTGGAATCCGTGCGCCAGGCATTGACGAAACCCCCCTCAGCCTCGACGAGTGCTGGATCGCAGTGAGGAATGGCTTATGAGCAATCTAACTCGAATCGTTGATGAAACAGCAAGAGCGCAAAAACTGCGCGAGTGTGACCTGTGCAAACTAGCCAAAGAACCCAGAGGTGGTGTTGAGGTTCGCCAAAAGTGGCACTGTGCCCAATGCTGGGTGAAGGCAATGCAAAGAGGGCACAAATGAACCGTCTTACCATGACCATGTTTGAGCCAGTCCAAGCACACAAAGCCATGACGCAGACAATCTGGCCAGCAATCAAGGCCGCAATCATGGCTGGCCACCGCATTGTTGTAGAGGTCAAACCAGAAACCCGCAGCCTTCCACAGAACGCACGCCTTTGGGCCATGCTGACAGACGTCAGCAAGCAGGTGGACTGGTATGGTCGCAAGCTCACCCCAGAAAACTGGAAAGATGTGCTCACAGCAGCCTTGACCAAGCAAGACGTTGTTCCAGGCATTGATGGAGGCTTTGTGGTGCTCGGCAAGTCCACCAGCAAGATGACGAAATCTGAAATGGCCGAGCTCCAGGAGTTGATCGAGGCCTTTGGTGCGCAGCAGGGCGTGAGATTCACTGCACCTGAATACGTTGACCAGGACACCGGGGAGATCACATGATTGGAACCAAGCACGACGGCAAAAAGCCGCGCTGGAGTCTCCTTCCAGCCGGCACCGTCCAGCAGATCATTGCCGTGCTGGAATTTGGCGCAGCAAAATACACCGAGAACAACTGGCAGCACGTTGACCGAGGCCCAGAGCGCTACTACGATGCTTTGATGCGGCATGTGCACGCTTGGCGTGATGGCGAGAAGAACGATCAGGAAAGCGGTCTGCACCACCTGGCTCACGCTGGATGCTGTTTGCTGTTCATGCTCTGGCTGGATGATCGGGGCGTCAAATGACCAAACCAGCCAAGTGCAAGGTCTGCAAGTGCGCCTACACCAAGACAAGACCCCTGCAAACGGTATGCAGCCCACCATGCGCCCTCACACTGGCCAGAAAAGCCACAGACAAGGCCCAAGCCAAGGAGCAGGCCAAAGATCGCAAGGAAACCCGCCAGAAGCTGGACGCAATGCAAACCAAGCCCCAGCTCACCAAGAAAGCGCAGACAGCCTTCAATTCCTTCATCCGAGCAAGAGATGCGGGAAAACCTTGCATTTCCTGCGGAACGCCACTGAGCAACGAGCCGAACACCTACGATGCAGGACACTACCGATCAGTCGGAAGCGCACCGCACATGAGGTTTGTCGAGGAAAACTGCCACGGCCAATGCAAGCACTGCAACAACTACCTGGCTGGCAACCATGTGGAATACCGTCAGCGCCTGGTTGAACGAATCGGCCTGCAAGACGTTGAAAGCATTGAGCGCGATAACACGGTGCGCAAATATTCTCACGAAGGCCTGATCGAACTGGCCAAATACTATCGGGCCGCAACGCTCACAATGAAGAAGCGCGAAACGGACAGCTAATTGATTTGAAAAAAAATATTGCAATAACGTAGAATCAAACCATTACCAAAAGGAGTATCCCGTGAAAACCCTATTCACAATCGCAGCCCTGCTGCTGTCTTTCGCAGTCCAAGCCCAAACCACCACTCGATGCGTGAGAAACTGGGATGGCAGTGTCACCTGCACAACTACAAAGAGCAGTTGGTAATGATGGCCGCAAAAAAGGCAACAAAGACTGAAAAGCCAGCAAAGCCAGAGCGAGACAAGGAGGCCATCTGCCAAGCAGTCCTGCAAGGCATGAGAGACGGCCTGAGCTGCTTTAAGTCATGCCAGGCCGCAGGGATTCCGCACAGCACTTTCCTGAAGTATGTTAGTGAGGACTCACTTCTGCGTGACAATTACGCGCACGCGAGGGAAGACCTAATTGAACGCATCGCAAATGAGGTGATGGAGCTATCCGATAGCGAAGTCCCAGAGACTGGTGACGGGAAGCGCGACTGGCAGGCCATTCAACAGCGCAAACTGCAAGTGGACAGCCGCAAGTGGCTGCTTTCCAAGTTGGCCCCGAAAAAGTACGGCGATCGGCTGGAGTTGGCAGGCGACAAGGAAAACCCGCTGCAAGTGCAGACCATTGACGCCTCGAAGTTATCCACAGACGTGCTGGCGCAGATCATTGCGGCCAAAGACGATGCTACTGACCGAAGCTGATCTGCTGGCCGTCGAGCGCGAGCTTTGTCGCAGGTCGCTGGCCGAGTTTGCCAAGCGTGCCTGGCGCGTGCTTGAACCGGCTGCAGCTTTGAAGTGGGGATGGGCGCTGGACGCCATCTGTCTGCACTTAGAGGCCGTGACCAAGGGCGACATCACCCGTCTGCTGATGAATGTTCCGCCTGGCTCCATGAAGTCCCTGCTGACCGGCGTGATCTGGCCAGCTTGGGAATGGGGACCAAGAAACCTGCCCGAGATGCGCTTTGTTGGTACGGCCCACGAAGAGCAGCTGGCCATTCGAGACAGCCGACGCTGCCGAGACCTGATTAAGTCAGAGTGGTATCAACAGCTTTGGCCCATCGAGCTTTTGGCCGATCTGGATGGCAAGCGCGAGTTTGGCAACACTAAGAAGGGCATCCGGCAGGCCCGAGCATTCACCAGCATGACCGGAGTGCGCGGCGACAGAGTTATCCTGGACGACCCGATTAGCGCCGACAACGCCAACAGCCAAGCCAAGCTGGAGGCGGCCAAGATCGCCTTCACCGAAACCCTGCCAACCCGTGTCAACTCCGAAAAGTCCGCCATTGTGGTGATCATGCAGCGCCTGAACGAGAAAGACATCTCCGGCGTCATCAAGGAGATGGGCCTGCCGTATGTGCACCTGAACATCCCGATGCGCTTTGAGGCGGCTTTCCGCTGCACCACCAGCATAGGCTGGACAGATCCGCGCACCCACGATGGGGAGCTGATGTTTCCAGAGCGATTTGGTGAAGCCCAGGTGGCCGAGCTGGAGAAAACCTTGGGAACCTACGGCACAGCCGGACAGCTGCAACAGAGGCCAGCACCCCGAGGTGGCGGCATCATCAACACCGAATGGTTCAAGTTCTGGTCGAGTACCCCGCAGCTCGAGTTCCGCTTTCTGACCGTGGACACGGCCCAAAAGACTGCCGACCACAACGACTGGACGGTGCTGCAGTGCTGGGCACGCTCGACTGTTGGCCAGGCAGTGAAGCTAGACCAGATTCGAGGCAAGTGGGAAGCACCAGAGCTGCTGGTGCAGGCCAGGGCTTTCTGGCTCAAGCACCTGAACGACCAGAGACCAATGGCACTTGGCTCTGTCATGCGCGGCATGTACGTGGAAGACAAGGTGTCGGGCACAGGCCTGATTCAGACCTTCCGGCGCGAGGGCATCCCGGTGGTGGCCGTGCAGCGCAACAAGGACAAAATCAGCCGAGGCTACGACGCAGCCCCGTTCATTGAGTCCGGCAACGTCCTGCTGCCACACGATGCGCCATGGCTGTCGGACTTTCTGGCTGAGGTGGCCGCTTTCCCGTCTGGTGCACACGACGACCAGCTCGACCCCATGTTCGACGCCATCAACCTAGTGCAGCGCCTACCGGCAAACAAACAGCAATCATTCGTCCCTTTGCCAAATTTGAAGAAGTGGTGATTTTTTAAGCTCGGTGAGATAATCCGCACAAATTGAGGAACCAATATGGCCCGAATCAGCAACGACCAACGTCTCGCCAATCTTCACTCAGAAGCCCTGGCGCAGTTTGATGACGTACAGACAGCCCTCCGAGACGAGCGCTTGCAATGCCTCCAAGACCGGCGCTTTTACTCCCTGGCAGGCAGCCAGTGGGAAGGCCCACTCTGGGACTTGTACGAGAACAAGCCAAAGTTCGAGGTCAACAAGATCATGCTCTCGGTGATTCGCATCATCAACGAGTACCGCAACAACCGCATCACGGTGGACTACGTGTCCAAGGACGGCCAGGAAAACGACAAACTGGCCGAGGTCTGCGACGGTCTGTATCGCGCAGACGAGCAGGCATCCGTCGCAGATGAGGCCTACGACAACGCCTTCGAGGAAGCAGTCGGCGGCGGCATCGGCGCATGGCGTTTGCGCACAGTCTACGAAGATGAGGAGAACGACGAAGACGACCGCCAGCGCATCAGGATCGAACCCATCTTTGACGCTGACAGCTCGGTGTTCTTCGACCTCGGGGCCAAGCGCCAGGACAAGTCCGACGCCAAGTATTGCTACGTCGTCACCAGCATGACGCGCCAGGCCTACAAAGACACCTGGGGCGACGACCCAACCGACTGGCCCAAGATCATCCACCAGTACGAGTTTGACTGGTGCACACCTGACGTCGTCTATGTTGCCGAGTACTACAAGGTCGAGGAAAAGACCGAGACCATCCGCATCTTCCAGAACATCGCAGGCGAGGAAGAACGCTACACCCAGCAAGACTTTGCCAACGACGAGACCCTGGAAGAAACCCTTGCGGCCATCGGCACAGTCGAGATCCGTCAAAAGCGCGTCAAGCGCAAGCGCGTGCACAAATACATCATGTCCGGCGGCAAAGTGCTGGAGGATGCAGGCTACATTGCAGGCAAGTGCATCCCCATCGTGGTCGTGTACGGCAAGCGCTGGTTTGTGGACAACATCGAGCGTTGCATGGGCCATGTCCGGCTGGCCAAAGACGCCCAGCGCCTCAAGAACATGCAGCTGTCCAAGCTGGGTGAGATCTCCGCGCTGTCATCGGTGGAAAAGCCAATCCTGACCCCAGAGCAGGTCGCAGGCCACCAAGTCATGTGGTCCGAGGACAACCTCAAGGACTACCCTTACCTGTTGATCAACCCGATCACCGACCAGAACGGCAACCAGTCCGTGTCTGGCCCTGTCGCCTACACTCGAGCTCCCAACATCCCACCGGCCATGGCTGCGCTCTTGCAGATCACCGAAACCGACATGCAAGACATCTTGGGCAACCCAGCCGGGGCCGACAAGATGGTCAGCGGCATGTCAGGCAAAGCCGTGGAGATGATCCAGACTCGCGTGGACATGCAGGCCTTCATCTACATGAGCAATTTCGCCAAGGGCATGAAGCGCTGCGGCGAGATCTGGCTCTCCATGGCCAAAGAGGTCTACATCGAAGACAAGCGCAAGATGAAGACCATCGCTCCCACAGGCGAGGCCGGAATGATCGAACTCATGAAACCGACTCTCGACCAGGAAACAGGCGCAGTCGTTATGCAAAACGACCTCAGCGCGGCCACCTTTGATGTCGTGGCCGAAGTCGGCCCATCCAGCACCAGCAAGCGCGAGGCCACAGTCCGTGCCTTGACCGGGATGCTCCAGATCACAGCAGATCCAGAGACTCAGCAAGTGATCACCGCCATGGCCATGATGAACATGGAGGGCGAGGGCATCAGCGACGCCAATGCCTACTTCCGCAAGAAGCTCCTGCGCATGGGTGTTGTCAAGCCCACCGAAGACGAGGCCCAAGAACTCATGGCCGAGATGCAAGGCCAGCCGCAAGACCCGAACGCGATGTACTTGCAGGCCGCAGCCGAGGAGGCAACAGCCAAAGCAGCCCAAGCCCGTGCCAGCACTGTCAAGACTGTTGCAGACGCAGAACTCAGCCGAGCCAAAACAATTGAGACTCTCAGCAATGTGGACATGGATTCGCAAGATCACGCCATGAAGATGATGGCTGAGCTTGTCCCTCCTGGTCAGATTGAGCCAACACCTGGCACCACCGTGATCGTTGAACCAGGAGCCTAAACATGGCAGAACTTGCATCAACAGCGCAAGACCCTAGCCAAGCCTTTATTCGTGGGACGCCAAGAAACCCAATTCTTGGCTATTTGTCCGACTTGGCTGGCGCTTCATATTCCCCACAGAGAACGCAGCAGATGCAAGGCGTTGCTCAGTTTTTTGGCGCTCCAGCAATCAGCCAAACACTGAACCGATTAGCTTATGGCGAACCCCTGACCACTGGTGCTGGTGGAATTGGTGGAACAAGCAAATTAAGGCCCGAGGTTGCAGAGGCTGCCATGTCATTCATGGACTTTTTGCCAACCAGTGGAGTTGCCAAAACTGCAGCAATGGCAGCGCCCTTGGTGGGCGGCATGATGATGGGGAAAAAATCAGCAACATGGGATGCCATGGCTGCGGCCAAAGCCAAAATTCTTGCTGACATTGGCACAGATCCGCGCACAATCTGGAAGGAAACAGGGACATGGAAGGGTCCAGATGGGAAGTGGCGGCAAGAGATTGACGCCAGCCCACAAACTGGCGGCCAAGAGATCGGTGCTTTTGATCCACGGTTTGACAGCCGAGTTCTGGAGCAGGCCAGGATTAGCTCCACTGTTCCGAACATAGTGAAAACAGGAGTAACGGAGAAACCAGCTGTTTCTCTGGTTGACTTTGAGGGCAGGCCATTTATTACCAGTATGTCCGACAGGACGGCTGCTGGAGGTAATTTGATCGGCATCAATGATGTCGAATTCAACCGACCTGTCGAGCTAAAAGGCGGTCAAGACTTCATGTTCAACAATCCTGGCCAGGTTTGGGCATCTGCTCAAAATCCTGTCAATGCGATTATGAAAGGAGCCAATGAGATCAAGGCCGCAACAGGTCAGAACCCGTTGTTCTTGCCTTGGCGGATGGCTCCAACAGGCGGAGATTTCGCAGCAATGACTGGCGAGACAATGCTGGCATACGCTGACAGCGCGATGAACAAAAAGCAAAAGAAGTCATTGGATAAGTCAATCAAAAAATTTATTCCTGATTGGGTTGGAGTTTCTGATCCTGCCAGTGTTGAGCAGTTCAGGAATGCACCAGATCAAGTCCGTAAAACATTAAAAGGCATGATGGATGTCAACTTCCGAAACGAAGGTGGCCTGAACATTGGACAGGCAAGACTGTCTGTTGCAGATCCTACGCAGTTAATTGCTCAGGATGCTGGCGTGATGAATGTGGGTGAGATATTTGCGGGTCAGCCTGTAGTGCTGCAATCTGGTCATCCTTCATACCCAAGAGGTGTGCCAGGACAAGGAATTGGCACGTTGATTGAAGACCGGAATATTTTTGAACTGATGCCGGAAGTTGCTCGCGCCAGAGGAATTTCGAATCCAGCGCAGCCAGGTCAGACCGACATCAGGGCGCTACAGATGAAGCCCTATGCTGGAGTAATCAGTGAAGATCTGCTCAAGCGTTTGGGCTATTGAACAAGAACTTGGGATCAAAAGTGCTTGCCAACTTTTCGCCATACCGATCAGTCAGGAATTTTTTGACTGATTCTTCTGTGACCTCATGGACGCCAGTGACGATGCAGCGAGTCTCATGCAGCCCAAGTGCCTCAAGCATTTTGGCTGTCATCTTGATGTCTGTATTGACTATTGGTGATAAGTTCATTATAAAATTTTATCACAAGAATAGATTAAAGATTGGCTATTCGATGTGGCAATGATCGCACTCAATATTCGCACAGATTGAAATTAAACAAAAAACAAGCGAAAATGTATCAACGGTTTCCACCCAGCCGTTTTAATGGGTGAGTTTCACAGGGTCAACGATGAACACACAGGCAGAACAGGACGACAACACCACGAACGACGACACCGCAGTCATCGAGGATGAGGCAACCGATCAGCCAGACGCGCAAGCGGATGGTGAGCAGGTCCAAACCCAAGACAACGAGGAAGAATCTGACGAGGTTGTAGTCTCCATTGGTGAGGAAGCGCCGCCTCCCGAAGAACCAGCACACGCACCCGAATGGGTCCGAGAGCTACGCAAGACGAACCGAGAACTCCAGCGCCAAAACCGCGAACTCCAAACTAAGCTGCAAACCACCGCACAGACTGAGACCAAGCCGGTCGTGCTCGGGGCCAAGCCCAAGTTGGAAGATCACGATTACGACGCCGACAAGTTCGAGGAAGCACTGGCCACTTGGTTTGAGCGCAAGCGACAAGCCGACGAAGCCAACGCCAAGCAGGAAGCTGAAGTTATGAATCAGCAGAAAGCCTGGCAAGCCAAACTGGATGGCTACGGCAAGGCGAAAGCCGAGCTGCGGGTCAAAGACTTTGACGACGCCGAGGCCGTGGCCCAGGAGCTGTTCAACGTCACCCAGCAAGGCGTCATGCTGCAAGGTGCGGACAATCCCGCCCTGGTCGTTTATGCACTCGGAAAAAACCCCAAGAAGGCGCAAGAGCTGGCCGCCATCAAAGACCCCGTAAAGTTTGCCTTTGCGGTAGCGAAACTGGAAAAAGACTTGAAAGTGACCAACCGCAAGGCAGCCCCGCCGCCCGAAAGAATCGTGTCAGGAACTGGCCGAGTCTCTGGGGCGGTGGACTCAACCCTCGAACGGCTGCGCGAAGAAGCTGCCCGTACTGGCAACATGACCAAGGTCATCCAGTACAAGGCGCAAAAGCGTGCAGCATCTCAAAAATGATTTTTTAAGGAAATACCATGTCCAATAGTTTCTCAAAAGAAGAGCGCGTTGCCTTTGAAGACCTCCTCGAAGGCTTCCAGGATGCGCTGGTTTTGTCCCGTCACGTCGCTGTGTACAACACAGACCAGACAATGATGGAACGCGCCAACAACACCAT